GTCGTCAACGTCTCCGGGCCGACTTTCATCTCCCGCAGTCCCTACACGGTTTTTACTCGTGGGGACAGTATCGATGGGCGTCTGAAGGAGACTGCGACGTGGCAGCGAATGGACCGTCTTGTCAAGAAGATGCAAGCTCGCGGCCTGGAATTGAGCCAACTGGCGGCCCTCAAGAGGACCAATATATTGCTGGAGAACAAAGTCAACGAACAATCAGCTTTGTTGGAAAAGCGGGTTGTAAATTTGTCGCTGGTAGTAAAACCAGAGACCCACCGCCCCAGCAAGCAGAGCAGTTCCCAGAGCTCTCCGGGATACAATGGCCCCCCCGTGACGGAAATTCGACGAGACGGAGTCTCAAATATCATTGCACCCTCCAGCGAAAAGCCATGGATCCGAGTCCAGAGCAGATCAAGGCAGCGGTCGCAGATGCGACGACAGACTTCCTCGAAGGACAACGGGACTGGGCAATTGACGCTGCAACAAAAGGTCACCTTCATTATAACGGGACAACACTCCGTGCACTCGTGGAGGCCGGGACAGCAGGCGGAGTACAACGCCTGCCTCCAAGCCTGTCGGGAGTCCCCCGTTTTGGCCGACGAGTGGTATGCATCAAAGATGGTGGAGAAATCCGCCCTGCTACAGAACAGGAGGTACGAGAATGCTTGTATGCATCGCTCGTTGCCATCAATGATCCACTCGCCCGCCGTGAGGGATGTCTCGCGTGTTCCCCCCCCCCCCCCACGATCTATGAATGTACCGACCGGACCCAGGAATCCATTCCCCCCCCGCTGGAACACCTTGAGCATTGCGCAAAGGGAGTTCGCGGAGAGGACGGGACGGATGTGGTAAAGGCGGCATGGGAGTTGCTCGATTCCGTGTATCAGGTCTTGTCTGATGCGATGGAAAACGAGGACTCTACGCCAGGTGTGCCACTGATGTATGTGGATCGCACCAAGGCCGCATGGTTGAAGGATCGGAGGGGGATTACGTCTCTTTTGTTAATGCGTTTGATTGTTTTGTTTGAGGGGAATGTGGAGGATGCGACGCCAGTAGAAATACTGAAGATGGGGGCTAGGGACCCTATCTATGCATTTATTAAGAACGAGCCTCACAAAGAGGAAAAAGTCAAAGCAGGGAGGTTCCGTATAATCTCGTCTGTTTCGCTTTTGGATACTTTAGTTGAGCGACTATTGTTTTCAAAACAAAACAAGCGGGAGATTATGATGCACCGTTTTCTGCCATTCAAGCCTGGCATGGGTTTGCATGATGAGGGAAAGCAGGATTTGTGGAAGTATTTCAATGAAATCCAGGATCAGTGTGAAGTCGCTTCCACTGATATTTCTGGATGGGATTGGAGTGTTCCAGCCTGGTTGATCAATGCTGACCGGGATTACAGGTTAGCGCTCGGAAGTACTGAGGGTGGATGG